TGCTTCATAACTTTGAAGACGGTCATCGCTTTGCAAAATTTTTAGGAATGAAACCAGAGGGATTAATGGAAAAGTACGATTATATGCAACAAGATTACGTTAGATATGCGAGGATAAGTTAATGTCACATATAGCTATAGCAGCAACAGCAGCAGCCGCAGTCGTTGGAGCAGCTGGTGCAATGCAAGCGTCAGCAGCAGCTAAAGCAACTGCCAAAGCAAATCAACAAGGTTATGAACGTGCTGCTCAAGTTGTTGAACAACAAAAACAAGTTGTAGATGCTGCAACAAAAACAGAAATATTTAAATTTAATCGTACATTTAATATTAACCAGGCAAAGATAGAAACAGCTTATCTAAAATCAGGTGTATCTTTAGATGGCACTCCTGAAGATGTTATGGCAGAGAACGCAAAGCTCGCAAACTTTGAAAGAAAAGTTATTGGTTATAATTCTAAATTACAAAAGAAAAAATTAGATGATGATGCAACTATGCTTCGTTACACTGGTGAAATAAAAAGTGCTGAAGGTCAAATGTTGGCAAGATCTTATCAAATGAAAGCGGTTGGTTCTTTACTTCAGGGAGTTGGTTCTACTTTTGAAATGACACAAACTTACTATCCATCATTATTAGGAGGAGATTGAGTTGCCTAGAATACCAGTATATAATGTAACAGCTCAAATATCAGGTCAAGCTGGATCTACTTCTGTGCCACAAATATCACAAGCTGCTACATCAGGAGCTATCGCATCTCAAACAGATAGTTTATCAAAAGGTTTACAAGCTATTTCAAATGTAGCTGCAAATGTTGTTAAACTTGAAAGTGAAAGAATTATAGCAAAAGAAAACATTAAGTATAAAACCATGCTTGATACAACAGAAAAATTAATTCAGGCTAATTTTGCAGATCAGCCAGAACTATGGATGGATTATTACGAAAATGGATTTACTGTTGGTGAACAATATGTACCTGGTAGAGCAAACATTGTCAGTGAAATACAAAACAATAAATATAAATATGACTTCATCAATAACTCTGTTTTAAATCAAACAGAAATAAATAATTTAGCTATACGAGAAGATTTGTTTGAAGGATATTTAAAAGAAACTAAAAAACAAAATTTAATTGCATTTGAAGATACATCTAAAATATTAGGTGGTGATTTAGGTAATAGTGTAAATGGTGATACACCAGAGTTTGATACAAAATTATTTCTATTACTAGAAGAATTAAATAAATATGCAAGTGGTGGAGGTAATAATCCAGTTGGGTTCCAACAAGAAGTTTTTGAACTTGCACTTAGTAATGCTTTATACACTGAATATGGAAATAGAAAACCAGAACAAAACATAAACCTTTTACCTAATGAAGTAACAAACTCAAATATACTTGAAATAATGAAGCGTATGGATGATGATGTTGTTCGTGCTACTTTTGATAAGTTTTCTGATGAAGCAGATGAAACATTTAAAGAAAATAATTCTGTAAATGCAAAAAAAATAACAGAAGGTAAACAAAAAGTTAACACATATATGGAGTTGTATGATCATCCTGATACAACAATTACTGAAAAAAATGAAATAGCAAAAAATATTTCTCAATTTAGTGATGTCTTTTTTGAAGAGGGAGAAAAATTAGATTTTTTACAATATCACGAAAGAAATGTAGAAACAGATTTTGAGCTTCAATTTAATCGTGTTGGTAATCAAACACTTGCAGATGATCTAACTCTAAAATTTAATGAAAGAAAAATATCTTTTGCTGAAGTAAGAAAATTTTTTTCTGAGCTTAATGTCGAACAACAACAAAAATTATTAACCTTAAAAGATGAAAGAGCTAATGAAAACTATACTTTAGCTTCCAAAGCTGTAAAGACTTATTTTGGTTTTAGTGAATTTATACAACCAAATTTAGATGATGAAACAAACCCTCTATCGAAAGCAATAATTGCACAATCTACAGATATGGCAATTCAAATTTTTAATAATAGAGTTTTAAGCGAAGGTAAAGATTTAGATTTTGTTATGGAAATAGAAAATATTTCACAACAAGTAATCAAGACACAAAAAAAAAGAATTGAAAGAGGTTTACAAGTAGCAATAGATAATTTTGCAGAATTTAATACAAATATAGATTTTTTAGAAACACCAATAAATGAAATTAATCCTTATAATGTCTTAGAAGTAATTAACAAAACAATAGAAAACATACAAAATTCAGATTTATCAAAAGGTGTTAAAAATGAAAAAATATTCTATTTAGAAGGTTACGATGCTCAAAATAGAGATTTATTAATTATGTTAGAAAGTTTTGCAAATGAGTGAAAAAATTAAAAGTGGTAACTATACAGCAGATGATATTTTAGATTGGTATGATACTCACACTTCACCAATTCGTTTGAATGCAATCAAAAAACAACCAAAAGAAAATTTTGATGATATTGTTGAATATGAAGAGGATGGTACAATCTATGAGATTGGCACTGATGATGGTGTTTCAGTAATACTGAACCAAAAAAAAAATCCTAAAATCTTTGGTGTGGATATCCCCACTGCTACAATAGGTGGTATAAAAGTAAAACAACAACTTAATACAGTTGGTGATATAGCTAAAAAGACACCAGGGTTTTTAGGTGATGCTCTTAATCCAGTCAATCTTGCAAAAGGTGTAAATAAGGGTGTGAAAAATGCTTTTGGATTAGTTGATGAATTGACTGGTGGAGCGGTTACAAAATTAGATAATTACCTTGTAGAAAATTTTTCAAATACTATAGGTAAAAAAATCGAATATGAAAAACCCCAGACAGCTGGTGCAATGACTGGTGAAATTATTGGTCAGTATGTTATTACAGATCTATTATTAAGAAGAGCTTTCCCAGTTTTTAATAAAAATATGGTCACTGGTTTAGCGGCTGATGCAACAACTGTAGGATTATTTTCTTCAGCAGATGAAGGCAATCTTGCCTCTTTAATTGATTTAGTTGTACCAGAAAGTGAAGATCCAGGTGCTATTGCAAAAGTCATATCTAGACTAAAACCTGATGCAGACGATAGTGAAATCCAAGGTAGATTAAAAAATGTCATAGCAGATACTGGAGCTTTAGGAGCTGTAATAAGTCTTTTTAAAATAGCTAAAGGGTTAATTACAAATCCCAAAGTAACAAATGATCTAGTACAAGCACAATCAGCTGGAGCTGCTGCAACTCCTAAAGAAGCACCTACCCCAGTTGAAGTAGTTGATAGTGCTGGTTTTAAATTAGATGAGAATTTACAGTATAAACAAAATCAAGGTTTACCAAAAAATATAAAAACAAGAGAAGATTTATTAAATTTACAAAACACAATTGAAGATATAACTATTGAAGGTGATGCTGGTAAATTTTGGTATGAAAAATCTGGACAAAAGATATTACAAGCTGCACAAGGTGACAAAGATGAGGCAGAAAAAATAATTAAATTAATTGCATTATATTCTCCAAATGCAGCACCTACACCAAATACAGCAGCTGCTTTAAAAGCATATTATCAATTTTTAGACGGCAAACCAATAAATGCTGGTATGACTGCACTTGATAAAAAAGCAGAGGCTTTATTATATGAGGGAAAAAATTTTTCTGGTTATAAAGTTAATAATTTTTACAATAATTTAATGATGGAGGTTGATCCTTCAAAGGTTAATATAAATGCAATAACTACTGATCGATGGATTTTAAGAGCATTCGGATATGAAACTACTGGTAATCCAACTCAGCCACAAATAAATTTTATAGAAAAAACTATTAATGAAATAGCTGAAAAAAGAAGTATGACACCATATCAAGTTCAAGCAGCTATTTGGGCTAGTGTTAGAGCTGGTCGTGATCCAGAAAAAATAGCTGCTTTAGCTGGAGATGATTTTGAATTAGCTATTAACAAAAATCTTGGACAAATTTCTTGGGAGACTGCACCAGGTGTTAAATATAATATTTTTCCTGAGTATCAATCAGCAGATCCACTTATTAAAGCCGAATATCATTTTGATTTAACAAAAGCTATAACAGATGATAATGGAGTTGATTTAATAGCAAAAAGACTTGGACTAATAACTCCAGGTCAATTTGACAAACCAGGTGTATATCAAAATTCTTTAGGTGAATTAGAATTCAATCCTGGCACGCAAACAGAGTTTGTTGCTCCAGTAGCAACTGGCTCTGGTAATGTAAAATTAAAAGGTGGTTTTGAAGCAAGAAGTGAAATAGATCCATCAGCAAAAGAAGTTATTGAAGCATACGCTTACATAAAAGGTAAATTACTTAATCAAGAAGCTGTAGCTTATCATCGACCAGTTTATAATGCACAAAAAGATTTATCGAATGGAATAGAAGTTAAGTACCAACTAAATGACGATGAATTAAAAAATCTTACAAAAGCACTAAATGATGAGTTTTCTGAATTTCCAGGATTTGTAATTCCAATAGGAACTCCAGATGGTTTTAGATTGATTATAAATCCAGATATAACTGGGTACTCAATAAAAGATTTTCAAATAAAATCTTATCAGGCTATTAATAAAATTATTGATGTACAAGACGAACAAGTTGTTGCTTTTAGCACAAATACAGGATATATAGACATTGATGGCTATCAATTGGAAAAACTTAAAAGTGGCACCGAAGGATCATCCGATCTATACAGGAAAATACCAGACATACTCAGTGAACTCGAACCCAGAGTTGAAGAAGTCTACAAAAAATACGAAACAGAGTATGGATGGACAAGACCAACAATCCAATAAAAATAAATAAAAATAACTACAAAAACTACAAAATTTAATATAAGGTAAATTAAAATCGCACAAATCTGTTTGCGATAAATTCAAAAAAATTATGGTTACTACAGTTCCTACAAGCGACAATTCTTTAATATCTGGCGTAAAACAAGGTCAAAACCTTGGCGTTACGGAGATGGCATCTTCGGAGCCAGGCAAAGAAGATGAAGTATTAGTTGCTGGTTTATTAAATAAGTTAATTGAGATACCAGGCATTAAACCAAAAATTAAAGAGGTTATATCTGACGAACCAGAAAAAACCTTAATAAATGTAAAAAAAACAAAACAAGAAAAAGTAGTAGAGACACCTATTGCTGATCCATCAGGAAAAATAGAACCCACATTATCTGATGAATTTGATGTTGATATATCTATTAAAAAAACAGAAGACGAAACAAAATTTAAATTAGATACAGACGCAATTGACGTTGATTTTGATAAAATTGAAACACCTCAAGATTTTCAAAATGTTATACAACAATACACAGATAATCTACCAACACCCAACGTACAACCATATAAACAAACTGAATTACTAGCTGAAGAATTAAACATCAAACCAACATTACTTCAGGGTCAAGGTTTTAAAAGTGCTGAAGAAGTATTTGCAGCTAGAACTTTTATAAAACAAAGTGGTGAATACTTACTAAGTCTTGCAGATGATGTATTAGCAAATCCACAAGATAAAGTTTTACAACTAAAATTTAAAAAACAACTAACCACTCACGGTTTATTTGTAACTCAATTTAGAAAAGGTAGAGCTAATGTTGGTCGAGCATTATCAGCATTTAGAATTCCAACAATTAAAGATCCAGCAGACCAAGCTGAAGTGCTTGATTTATTAATAGTGCAACAAGGTGGATCTAAAAATATTGTAAAGATTGCAGAACAAACCAAAAAACTTGTAGATGCAAATTCTGGTGATTTTTCAACTTTGCACTCTTTTGTAGGAGATAACTTTTATGAAAGAAGTTCCAGAGCATGGTCAGAAGCCTATAGAGGTGGATTGCTTTTCTCGGTAAAAACACAATTGCGTAATGTTTTAGGTAATGCTTTATATTTATCTTATACAATTCCTGAATACACTCTAGCTGGTATTTACGGTACTGTAGAAAATGCTGCGAGAGGTGGTGCCAATTTAGTACGAGGCAGACATTGGGGTGATGGTCAAGGCGGTATGTCTTGGGAGGTTGGAGCTGCAAGATTATATGGTTTAGCTAATGGTTTTATTGATGCTTTCAAAGTAGCTAACAAATCTTTTCGAACTGGTCAACCCTCTGATGCAATGTCAAAATATGAAGGTGCTAACAGTGAGTATTTTACGGCAAAAAATTTAGGTTTAGAAAATTCTGCGTTTGCTGGTGCCATAGATTTTATGGGTAAGGTGTACAGACTACCTTACGCTGGATTACAATATGGTGATGAATTTTTTAAAGAGGTAGCTCGAAGTATGGAGATGCACACCTTAATTATGGAAAATGCAAACAAGATTAAAGGTATTGAAAATATCTCATTTAAAGAGGCGGTATCAAAAGCAATAAATGACATTGCTTCAAGACCAGATGATTTTAAAAAAACATTAGATGAAAGTGCTAGGTATTATACGTTTCAAGATCAATTACCAGGCAGCATTGAAAAATATGTAACTGCTTTACAAAGCACACCTTATGTTGGAACAATAATTTTACCCTTTGCTAAGACACCAGTAAATGTTGTTAGACGTGCAAACGACATAACTATTGGAGCATTTCCAAAACTTTTTTCTAAAGATCAAAAAACAAGAACAAGAGCTTACGCTAAATTTACTATGGCTGGTGCTGCTTACATAGGTATTTCGCAAATGTTTGCACAAGGAAGAATTACTGGTGGATATCCAATACAATCTAATGGCAAAATTGATATGAAGTTAAAATCTGCTTTAGATGCCAGAGGTTGGAGACCATACAGTTTAGTTTTTGCAGCAGATGATTTACCAGATGGCACACCATTGTATGATGAGAACGGCATGCCTACTGGAGATCATATCTATGTCAGCTATCAAGGATTAGAACCTATTGGAGCTTTATTAGGTGTTGCAGCTCACACAATGGAAATAAAGCATAAAAGTAATGATCCATTTGTTAGAGATAACTCAGCGATAGCTGCTCTGTATGCTATCAATAGTTATTTAAATGATATGCCAATGTTGGAAGGTATGAGTGATCTTTTTACAGCATTAAGCAGTTTGAAATTCAATGATTTTGCTAAAGACACTATTACATCAATGGTGTCAGCACCAATGCTACCGTTAGCTCCTGTAACTGGTCTTGGTTATTTACTAGGTGGTGAAAATAAAGAAGTCAAAGATGAAAAAGGTAATGTAGTCAAAGATGAAAAAGGTAATGTAATTAAAGAGTTTAATATTATAAAAAGAAATCAAGACAGAGATTTTGAAAGAGATATGAAATTATTTCTTGATAATGGCAAACCAAATTTTAATTATGGTCAACCAAAAGATACTCGATATTTTAATTCTTTAATTGATGCATATAACAAATTTTTATACCAACTACCCTACGATGAATTCGTAGGTTCAGTTGGTCATTACATTTGGGGTAAAGATAAAGAAGGAAAAGAACTACCACCAGCATACGATATTTTCGGAAATCCATTAATCAGATCATCTGAAATGGGTTTGTTTGTAGATATTATGAATACTTATTTTTCACCACTAGGTTTTAAAAAAGTAAAAGATCAACCATTATATTATCACGAAAATCAAAGATTGGGTGGTATTATTAACAATCCATCAAAAAGTATTAAAGGTGTAAAATTAACACCGCAAGAATATTCTGATTTAATTCGTTACACAAAAAAAACGGGATATCAAAAATATGATTATAAAAATTTTGAGGATTACATAAAAAGTTACATGAGTACACAAGCGTATAGAGATATGAATGACGTTGAAAAAATAAAAAACATAAAAAAAATACAAAGTGGTTTTAACGAATTAGGAAGAGAACAACTTTTATTAAATAACAAAAAATTAGAAGAAGACATATTTTTAGTAGAACAAGCTATAGATCGCGGCATACCATTAGGTAATAATATTATAGAAGGATTAGTAAATGACAGTCAGTAGTACAACAGTAAAACAATCTTATTCAGGAAATGGAAGCACCAGTGCATTCACCTACTCTTTTAAGATTAGTTCAACAGCTGAATTAAAAGTTATTATTAGAAATAACATTACAGCTTTAGAAACAGTTAAGTCAATTAGTACACACTACAATGTCAATGATACTGGCAGTGGTGGTACAGTGACTTTTACATCTGGTAATATTCC